ATACCCACGAGTGCAGGATGTAGCAAATGGAAATAAAACCAATACAAATAAGAAGTGAACCACCACCTATCATTCCAACGATAGAACCTCCTGTCACTCGCAGAACAGAACAAACTGTGATACCTCAAGTTGATATGCCAATCATCAATATACCAGATACTACTGTAAAGTATCCAGTGATTGATGTTCCAACTCAAGAAGAGTTTGATGCTGCAGTCAGAGCAGAACAGAAGAAACAAGAAGAAGCACAAGAAGAAAAGACCAGAGGACTTCCTGATACTAAACCAGTTCTACCACAGGTTCAAGTTCCTGTTCAAAATACTCAGGATAATCGGAATTTATCCGATCAACCCCCTACAAACACTCAAATAGGAACACCTGAAATTCAAGTTCCCATATTGGGTGCGGTTCCTGTACCAACAAATAAGGAAGTTGCATTGGCAGGAACAACCGCTGTTGCTGCAACTGCGGCTGCTATTTTAGGAAAATCTGCTGTAGAGTTTCTTCTTAAGTTCTTTAAACCAATAGCAAATCAATTATTTGTTCGTGGCAAGAAACTTCTGAATAAGGATTTAACACCTTATGAGTTACAGATCTTTTTTGCTTTTGAAAAAGAAGTTAAAATGAAGAAAGTTGCAAAGTTATTGAAGAAAGAACAGAAGAAAGAAAAACTACAACAATATAAGAAGTTTCACAATAAGTAATTAAAACTTACCTTCTACGCAATAATTTGATTTTTTATTTGGGGTATATTCCTTATATCCTTCTTGTGGTTTCATCCATCCACAACCAATCAACCACTCCATTGTCATTGGTGTTGGTCTTACCTGTTCCCATAATGGACCTTTAGCACACATTTCTAATTTCTGTGCAGTCACATTTGATTGTTCTTCTGCCCAGTTTGCATCTGCTTCCCATGGAACAGCACGACTTTGCCCCATAGATTCATAAGCAAGTTTAGTCATCTTCATCACCCAAGCAGGAATCTCAGAATCCTGATGCACCTGTGCCATAAAGGATGTTTTTAATCCACCGCCCATACAGTCTTGTACTGTATGCCATCCTTCGTGTCTTAAAGTTCCTAAGAATTCTCTAGGATCTTTGATGAGATCTTCATTGATAAAAAAACGATTGTATTCTGGTTTGTATAAACCTATCGTTCTTGGTGTAAAATATCTAGTTGGTGCAATATAAACTGGAACATTCAATTTATTCAGTGCGACCAAAATAGATTTAATTTCTGTTCGGAAGTTATCAAATTCTTTAGTAGATAAAAATGCAGATTCTGTTGTAAATTGTTCAACTCCTTCTGTACATTCTTGGAGTATCATGCAACCCATTGCTGATAAACTATACGGAGCAACGGTTGGTTGTTTCTTTTCTAAAGAGTTAGCAGTTGCTGGAAATGATAAGGTTAATGATAAACCTATTGCTGTGAGGACTTTTTTCATTCATCCCACCATCCTTCTTGTTTATGTATCCAGATTTTCAAATCCATTACATACTTTCTCAAGATCTGGGCCTGTTCTTCATGCCAATAGTCACCCGTCTCCATCCAGAGACGGGTGTGATTGTCTATTGCTTTGAGAATTTGATGTATCGGTTTATTCCAACACTCTCTCTTTGGAGTGTTCCACTCTCTCGGCATAATACCTCATTATTTTTTCTTACCACCGTTCTTTGCTTTCTTAGCAGATGCATTTCCCTGATTCTGTTTGGAGTTCTTTTGACCTCCAGCAGAACCATTCTTACCTTTGTTTGCAGATTTACTCATCAGACACCTGTGCGAGGTTGAACGAATCCTTCCTCAAGTGCTTCAACTCTTTCTTCAAGAGATGAGGCAGTTTCAACATTTGTTGAAACAGATGGTTCTGGTGAAATAGGTGGTTCTGGAGGAGCTTCTACAACTTCTCCTCTTTTTGGTTCCCCCTTCTTTTCATCTTCCTCATCACCACCTTTTTTCATTGTATTGATACCAAAAGTGGCAGCAGATGCAGTGAAAACTGTTGCAATAAATGTTGGATCCATCTTAGATAGAGTACCAGCATAACTTGCAGTAAGGAGAGCCGCAGACCAACCCAAAATACATATACGAATTAATTGTCCCATAGCATTTTCGTTTTTCTTATTAGTCATCAGTCCTTGTGATGATGTCCATTATATTTAGGATTTAGAACCAATATTTGACGTTAATGGGAGGAAAATCGTCAGGATTAAACAACTTCACAAACATTCTCCTCCCATTTAACGGATTTATCATTCTAAAAGGAATGATAACATTCATCAGAATCTAAACTTGACCTTAGCAGCACCAGAAGCATTGGAAACAGTGCCATCAGTATCATAGTTACCTTCAATAAAAATTATTTCATTATAATTGATTGATGCTGATGCACTTATAACACTGTCAGTAGCATAAGAACCATCAACACTCACACCAAACTTACCAAATTTATGTTCAAGTTTCAAACCAACTTCACCAGTATGATTAGTTTGATTTAATGAATCTACAGTTCTTGCAGATTGAATGGAACCAATTTCAGTATAACCATCTCTACGAAGTTGTCCAACTGTATATCCAATATATGGAGAAATCCCAGTTGTTGGATGAACATATAGTCTGTTATGTAACCACCACTCATTACCCTTTGGTTCACTTTGATTGTAGAATACATATTCAACTGTTCTACCAACTTTATATGTATTTTTAGCATATCCAAAGTTAGTATTCAATGTAGTCCAGTTTGAATATAATACATTAAAGAAACCAAAGTGATCTTTCTTTTGAGAAGAGATACTATCAGTTCCAAGTAAATCAATATTTACTTTATTGTATTGAGCACCAACAGTCCAGGTTGGTTTTACATCATACTCGAATCCACCACCAAATGTAGTGCTCGATGCTATGTATCCATCACCATAAGAATAAATATAGCGATTATTTGAGAATACTCTAAACTTCTCTTTGGTCTGTGATGGTTCGTGATCTAAAAGTCCATTGATACTACCATTAATTCTATCAAGAGTATCATATTGATCTACACGACCATACCAATCTTTATAGGTGTGATATTCATCATAGTTTGAACTGGTTTCGTATGTTACGACTGGTGTATCAGTTGTAACTGAAGTAGGAGCACCGTTAGTATAAACTTTCGTATAAACTGGTGTGGTAGTTACACTTCTAACTGTTGGAGTTGTTACACCAGTAGTTACATGAAGATTGACATTTTGTTTTCCACTGTTTTCGGTTGCTGTAAATTGTGGCGTGTTAGTAACCGCTGGAGCACCAGATGCTACATAACCCGATCTTTGAACATTATAAGTTTTTGTCTTAACCCAATCTGAAATCGTAGATTGTGTGATTGCAGTTGTTCCAGCATTATCATCAGTGGTGACTGAAGTTACAACTGGTGTTCCGTTAGTTGTGGTAGTAGTACCATCACTCCATGTTGTAACTGTTACTGGAGTTGTCGTGGTAGTAACTGTGGTTGTTGGAATGGTTGTTACAGCAGTATCAGTGTAGTGAGTTTCAGTTTCATTACCATCTGCATTTGTTCCCATTATATGTCTATGTGGAGTTCCTGATGTAGTTCTTGTGCCACTAGTGGTTGATGTAGTAACAATGTTATTACCAGCAGCAGAAGAAACTTGAGTTGCTGGTGGAGGTGTTCCACCAGTTTCATAAATGTCAAGAATACCATTTTGATTAGCATCACCAGAAAGTGCTGCTGCTGAAAGACTTACAGTGCTGGAGAGAATGACACTATCCATAGGCATCCAGTTTACTGTTGGAGCACCTGCAGCATTGTAAGTAAACTGATAATCACCAGCAGAAAGTCCAGTAAATGTTACACCCTGCCAAGTGTATGAAGTTTGAATATTGGGATCATAAGGAACCAATGCAGTTCCATTAGAAGTAAAGTAGTTTGTTCCAGGAATCAATCCGTCTGGCATTGTTCCCGAAAGTAGTGACCAGTTAACTGTTGATGGAGAAAAATTAGTTCCGTTGATACCTTGTAGAGTTAAAGTACCTTCATTAAAGGTAGTTCCTGGATGCCAGTTACCATACCAGAAAGTAACTGCCCCATTTCCACCACCAACATATCCGATAGAGTTGGTGTGAGATAATACTGCTGTTGGCACTCCAATAAGAAGCACAGACGCAGCAGCGAGCGCCTTTGATGCGTAATTAGAC